GGAAGGGAAAGTAGTAGATAACCTACAAGTTCCACTTAATGTTGTATTAACATTATTATATTCATCAAAATATTCTGAAGCCGCTATAGAGAATGTTTCTCCCGCACCAGAAAATCCACCAAAAGTTCTTTTTAAATATAATGAATCTGAAACATCATATACATGTGAATAATCAATAGTACATGTAGATCCATTTATTAAAATATTTGGTTTGGAATTTATAATCCCTTTTGTATAAATTGGATCAACCGTTGAACCAGTAATATACAAGCCATAATTTTTTAAAGTTCTAACTTTATTTAATGTATATGCGGATTCTGTTTCTGCCATTTTTTATTCACGATGCATTATAAAATAGTGCTTGTGTACCACTTCCAGTAACGGTATAGATCTTATTAGTATTATTTACTTTAATAAAGATTTCTTCACCTGGGTCTAATCCATAAGATGTCAACGCAGATACTCCAGTATTTCCTGCAAAGTAAACTAAATTTGTATTTGTTGCTGCTGCTTTAAGATTTATACCATATGAGCATGTAAATCCAGATGAATCCATCTGTGATACAACGGCAGTTGGTGCAGTTCTACCAGATTTAATCGTAGACGGGACACTACCAGCAATACTTAATATTTGAGAGTTGAGAGAAACTAATTGTGCATATATACCTGTCATTCCAGCAAGAATTGATGTATCATTGATACCAACTGTATTACCTACAGTTGTTGCAACACTATATCCACCAGACATACCTTGAATAAGTAGACCAATACCAGCAGTTGCATTAGTTACACCAACCGTAGCCGCTACTGTAGCTTGAATTGTTGCTCCAGTAATATTAACATACATTGGATTTGATGTTGTCCCAAGTACAGAACCGTTACTAGATACTAGATTTGCATAAATCCAAGTACTACCAGATGGACCAAATACAGAAACATTATCTGTTAAATTATTTAAATATCTTCCACCAGTAACTTCTACTCGGCAATTTGGAGCAGTTTGTACATATACTGGAGCAGAAGTTAAACCAGATACAACAACTGTTCCTAAAACATTAACAGCACCTCCAGCAACACCAGTTACTGAAATAGGTCCAGAAAAGCCAGAAATCGTAGCAGTCAGTCCAGCAGACATAGTTACCGGAAATGGATTTGATGCAGTTACAGGAGAAAATGCTCCAGTTGCACCAAAACCCAACTTATAATATTGAAAATAGGTTGTATAACCACCGGAAATATTTAAAACCGGATCAGCTCCAATTGCAAATGTAGCTCCGCTATTAATTACAACATAATCATTTCCGTAAAATGGTGAAGGTATTGGCATAGTGTATCCTTAGATTCCTTGGTCTTCAATATTTATACTCTTATATTTATTGGCTTTAATATAAACTGGTGCTATAATAAGATTATGTACATAGATGACTCTGCCAAAGAACAATTTTCAAATAAGGTAATAGCAAGAGTAAAATCTACTAATATGACTTTTATGGATTGTGTTTTAGAAATTACAGAAGAAATGGGTTTAGATCCAAGTGCTTCTGGTAAACTTTTAACTAAACCTATTATTGAAAAAATTCAACAAGAAGCCCAAAGTTTACATTTGATGAAAAAGTCTAAATCCAAGAAGTTACCAATTGACTAATTTAAATCAGAGTGTATAGTGTAGGAGAACTGTTAGGCCAAGGTAGATCCTTGGGGAAAGAAAGATACGTATGGCAAATTTTTCAGATTTCAAGAAAAAGAGTAAGAACTCAGTCGCATCCTTAACCGAGCGTATGGATAAGCTCACATCAAAGGAGAGTTACAAAGATGAACGTATTTGGAAGCCTGGTATTGATAAGGCTGGAAACGGTTATGCAGTAATTCGATTTCTTCCTGAGATTGCAGGAGAAGATACTCCCTTTGTTTCAGTTTACAGTCATGCCTTTAAGGGCAAAGGTGGTTGGTTGTTTGAAAACTGCCCAACAACTCTTGGAGAGAAGTGCCCAGTTTGTGAAGCAAACACAGAACTGTGGAATAGTGGAATTGAAGATGACAAGAATATTGCACGGAATCGTAAGCGCAAGTTGACTTACATCTCCAACATTCTTGTTCTTGAAGATCCAGCAACCCCAGAGAATAAGGGAAAGGTTTTCCTTTACCAGTATGGTACTAAGATCTTCCAGAAGATTCAGGGACTTGCTCACCCAGAGTATCAGGATGAGACTGCTGTTGATCCATTTAACTTCTGGACTGGTGCAGACTTCAAGATTAAGATTCGCAATGTCGGTGGGTATGTTAATTATGATCGTTCAGAGTTTGCTGCTCCTGCTCCTCTTCTTGGTGGAGATGATAAGAAGCTAGAGGAACTCTGGAAGAAGCAATACGCCCTTAAGGAATTTACCGATAAGAGTCAGTTCAAGAGTTATGATGAACTCAAGGCTCGACTCAAGAAGGCAACCGGAGACGATATTCGTGCTCAGTTTACTGAGTCAAAGAGTATTGAAGATGATGTCACAGATACGGTAGTCCGTGAAGACATTGAGGAAAAGGATCCTCTAAAGTACTTCTCCGAAATGGAGAATGATTGAGAAAAGCCCCGTAAGGGGCTTTTTTTATGCCCACTTAGGATATTGAGAAAATCTTTCTTTTCTATTATCAAAAATTAAATTTGTTTGTTCTAGAGAAGGTCTTTCTTCAAAATCATTAGATGCTTTTGGATCTGGTATCCACCCACCATTATTTGAACTTGATACAGATTGTTGAACATCATCAACAACATTTTTAAGTTTATTATAACTATCTTCTGCATCAAATTTAATTCTTAAATCTAAAGCAACTACAGAAACTTCAGCTTTTGTTTGTTCTGATATGTTTACATTAGTTGGTTGATAAATTATAGATTCTGGTAATGGTTGATTAGCAACTGAAGATACTATTGCAGGTGATTCTATACTGGATGGTGTTAGAGCAGCAGAAAATGCTTGTTGTTCTGCTCCAACATCAATTGAAAATCCATTTGTATCGTCTATCATAGGTTTATACCTCCCATATCAAATCTATTATTCATCTGTTCTTGCTTTTTTTGATCCTGATAATCTATTAACAGTTTAATATAAATTTCTCTTTCCCACCATATCATATTATTAAGATCAGTTAAATTCCAATTAAAGTTATTTATTAAGGTAAAGTTTGTAGTAAAATAATCTTTTAGATCAAAAAACTTTACCGACAAGTAAAAAAACTTAGAAATCCACTGACCTCCTTATCACCTTCTTGTGTTTGTAGGGTGACAAATAATTCAGGTTGTTTTAATAAAAATTCATCTAATTTTGGGAGTACTGTCATTGGAAGATTATCTATTAATTTTTGTAAATTTTCTGTTACAAATTTATTAACATAATAAATTTCTCCACCAACACTTATTTTTTTAATAGATGCTTTAATTAATTCATCTTTTTCCAATGTATTTAATTTAAGTAAATCCTGTATAGTAGGAGTTTCTACTGTTATATTAACAGCATCGGTTAGTTGTATTGTTTCACTGATAATACTATTTCTTGTTTTAATATCAGAAATAAAAACTTGTATTTTTTCTTTATTGTAGATTAAATTTAGTCGTTCATCTACACTCTTAGATCTAATTTGTAAAAATAAATACTCAGCATCACCAATACACAAATTCATTATATTGGTTCCTTTAATATTTGTAGTAAGCAAATCTACTAAAGAGGTTAATGCTAATTTTTTATTATCTTCTTGTAAAATAATAGAAATATTTTTAGCGTCTTTTACTCTGAATGGAGTATACGATACTTTTTCTTTTGAAAAAGGTAATACTGTTTCATATTTTGGTAATAAATTTTCTAACGAATTAAACAAATCCATAAATTAGATCGCCTTTGTAATAGTAAAATCTCTAAACATCATTAACACTTGATAAACCAAATATCTATTTGTATCTAACATATTAAGTTCTAGGGGTAAAGATTCAATTGGATATACTTCAAAGAATGTAAAAGTTCGATTTATATTTCCATTTGGATCTAATAAATCTATTTTCATTTGTGAATTTGCAATTATATCATCATAAAAAGATAATTGAAAGGGTTTACTATAATCACCTTGCTGCCTACCACCAGAATATATTCTATTAAACCACGCATCATAAAAATCAGTAATAAAATTATCATTAGTAACGGGAAATGATAACATAACACCTTGTGGAAATTTTTGTGATCTTGGTACAGTACGACCTGGACCATAACCAGCTAAGTTGTCAGCAATACCATCGATTGCTCTAGATCCAATTGTTATAGCAATTGGATTAAAATCTTTATTAAGAACAACAGGTAATCCGCTGGGTAAATTAAAAAAAGACATAGAAAATCTATTATTTCTTTGAAGTCCTTGATGTCTATCAAAGAAGTCTTTAATAGTTAAGATTGAATTGTTATTTGGAGTTGGCATTTTTAAATAAATCTTTTTCTGTAATTATTTTAAAAACAATATTATTTTTTAAACAATATGTATTAGCTGCATCCCATTTGGCAGTATTAATGACCCATGTAATTTTTTCTTTTTTAGAAGCATTTTCTTTTAAAAAGGTTTGTTTCTTTGGTTTTACTTCTATCATCCAATTTTGTAACCCTTCTTGGTTTTTA